ATACAGGTTTGGTTTGTCCTGATCGGTGCAGCCGGCCTATCGTCTGTTCGTACAGTTCTAGCGACCACGGCAGCGAAAAGAACACCATGTTGTGCCCGCCGTGTTGAAGGTTCAGCCCGTGCCCCGCCGACTTGGGATGGATCAACAGTATCTCTAGCTCGCCACGGTTCCATGCGTCGGTGTCGGTGCCCGCATGCGGGAAGCGCCGCTGCAACGATTCCAGTTCAGCTTGGAAGTTGTAGACGACGATAGTGTTGGCGCGCTGATTCTCCGCCAGCAAATCCTCTAGCGCGTCGAGTTTATGGTCGCTCAATAATCTTGCATAACCGTCATCGGCGTACACAAACCCGGACGCGATCTGTTGCAGCTTATTGGTGACCACTGCCGCATTCGCCGCGATGACGTTTGCGGACGGGAACAAGAGCGTGAAAGTCTTCTTCATGTTCTTGTAGTAGGTCATGTCCATCGACACGCTGTACGGCACGACATGCAGCGGCGGCAGTTTGTCTTTGTAGTCGCCGGGGTCTAGCAAGAACGTAGCGGGCTTGATCCGTTCCATGACTAGATCAAGCGCGCCACGGCGCATGATCCACTCACCGAATTGCTTGTTGATGCAAACAAAGTATTGCTGCAAGAACGCGCCCTTGCTGCGTCCAAGCAAAGACTGATCGACCATCTTGCATTGGCCGAACACGTCTTCCAGTCCGTTCGATGTGAACGATCCGGTCAGCCCCCATCGAATTTTGAAGCGGTCGATGATCTTGAACAACGCTTTGAAGCGTTCGCCGCCGGGGTTCTTCAGCCGCGTCAGTTCATCGAACACGATGCCGTCAAAGGGCAGCGGTTGCTTCACCAGCCACGGCAGGTTGTCGTAATTCGACACCACAATGTCGGCGTTGCTGCGCAGTGCCTTGACGCGCTGCGCAGGCGTTCCTGTAGCTACCGCAACGGTCAGCCCCGGTGCCCATTTAGGTTGCTCGACCGGCCATACCTTCTCTGCAACCCGCAGCGGCGCAAGCACTAGAAAGCGTTTGCCTGACTGCGCGATTGCGGCGAGCGTCATCGCGGTCTTACCTGCCCCAACTGGCGCAAGCACCATCGCGTTAGGGTTTGACAGCAAGAACTGCGCTGCTTGCGTTTGATAAGGTCTTAACACGTTTCATCCTGTATTTGAGTTGGCGCTGCGCCGGGGTCATCGCCGCGCGAGGCTTACGGACATCATCTCTGTTGCCGATTCCGTAAACTTTAAGAACGTACTGTTTGCGGTGGTTCATGCGCCACGCGCAGATGTACGCAGACCCCGCCTTGTGCATGGCGCGTGTGTAGTTCAACACCGTGACGTAATGCAACCCCGTCTTCTCGGCTAACTCTTCGCATGTGGACTCACCAGCCAACATCTCCTTGACCAGCAACGCGAAGCTCATCGCGTTAACCTTTACTTGGCTAGGCACGTTATTTCTTCCACCCGTTAGCTTTGGCGACCTCCGCGCACGCGCATTCATAGTGCGCTGGCCCCCATGACCAACAGTTCTCGGCGTGAGTAACCTTTCTGTGGGTAGCCAAGGCGTCAGAATAAGTGTCAAACGCAAGCGCGGTGCGAAGGTTGTCAGCTATCTTGACGTAACGCGCAAACGGTGCGTGTTCTGTCAGTTCTTCCAACGCTTCCAGTGCTTCTTGCGCGGCAGGGCGTAGGCCGCTCATGGTTGATACACCTTTGACTCCCATTGCGTAATGATTGAGCCATGCACTGTTTGGCTACGCGCCCTGACCCAACTGTGGCTAACTACTATGTCTTGGCGTTTAGCTCGCAGAGCTATCGCGCCCCATGCGCGTTCATCAAACGGCGCAATTAAGTCGGGGTTAGCCGCGCGGACTTCTTCGTTCGTAAAGTACGGATGCGCTTTGGCGTATTGACAGAACGCGGCATACGCTTCTTCGCGCCATTCGTCGCCAGCTTTATTAGCAGACAACTCGGCCATTGCATGACCCAGTTCAACACCTTCATTCAGTCCCATATCAGAGGTTTCTCCATTCGGTCAATGCAAGATGGTCGATCAATCGTTACTTGGACGCAGCAAGGGCGCGTTCTTGCAGCAATACTTTGTCTGCATCAACAAGCAGTTTAACGAATGGATCATGCGCAGGGGCGCGCTTGATCTAGTGATGGAGCGGATCAAACCCGCGACGTTCTTGCTAGACCCCGGCGACTACAAGGATCAACTGCCACCGTTGCATGTAGTGCCGTGCAGCGTAGCGATGGACATGTCCTACTACAAGAACATGAAGAAGACTTTCACGCTCTTGTTCCCGTCCGCAAACGTCATTGCGGCGAATGCGGCAGTGGTTACCAACAAACTGCAACAGATCGCGTCGGGGTTTGTCTATACCGATGAAGGTTATGCGAAATTATTGAGCGACCATAAACTTGACGCGCTGGAAGATTTGCTTGCGGAGAACCAGCGCGCCAACACTATTGTCGTCTACAACTTCCAAGCGGAACTAGAAGCGTTGCAGCGGCGGTTCCCGCATGCGGGCACCGACACCGACGCATGGAACCGGGGCGAGCTAGAGATACTTCTGATCCACCCCAAGTCGGCAGGGCACGGGCTGAACCTCCAACACGGTGGGCATAACATGGTGTTCTTCTCGCTGCCGTGGTCGCTAGAACTGTACGAACAGACGATTGGACGACTGCACAGGTCGGGGCAGACCAAGCCTGTATGGTGCTATTTGCTGTTGACCGAAGATACGGTCGATGAACGGATTTACGCCGCGCTTGCAGACAAGCGTGGATTGTCTGACATTGCTATGGAAGCATTAAAATGAATTGGCGCGAGCTACAACGTAACTTTAAGACGTACACCGAAACCGATCTTCAAAAGATGTTAGAGCATGAGATGACTACGGGGCGGCGCATTTCATTGGTGGAGCGCATCCATCAGCGTCTGTGCGCGCTGCGCGCGGCGAGGGAGCGGGCTGATCTTTTTGCGAGGTTGAAATGAGCGCTAACGACATGCAGTGCGGCGGCACGCACTACGTCAACAAGACGATTCAGCCGTGGGATTACATCACGGCTAATCGGATTGGTTACCTTGAAGGCAACATCATCAAGTATGTCAGCCGCTGGGAGTCCAAGGGTGGCGTGGAAGATTTACGCAAGGCTCAACATTACCTTGCCAAGCTGATAGAACTGAACACATGAAAGAAGGTTTGCGAGGTGATTTGGCGTTGGAGCAGATCAGCGAACGCCAGCGTCTAAAGACAATAGACACCCTCGCAGACTTGCGTCGAGACATTGACATGCTTGCGCTTGCGGCAGAAGATTTGTCTGCGCGCATCATTAAGCTGGCTCCGACACTGTTGCAGCAGATTGCCAAAGGCGAACACGAAGCGGCGCAACGGACAGCGGGGCAGATTCATATGCTCAGTCGTTTGATTGAGCAGAAGGTCATCATTTGTCTAGAACGGTGGCGGACAGGACTGACAGTCGCAGATGCTTCGCTTATCGAAGTGCGCAAGCCTCAGTACAAGCGCGCGTTAAAGCTGAGAAAAAAATGAGGTGGTACTGGTGGCTATGGGTGATGTTTGCGTGGTGGATACTGTTCGGTTGCGGTGACCCCGCCCCGACAATTATCAATGTCGAAGAAAAACCTGCTTACCCCAAGGTGGGTTCCGCTAGTCAATGGGATACCGCGCCTAGAGTACGGGCTGTGGATAAACCGGGTCTTAGCAGAGAACGCCGCGAGAGAGATAGCGACGGTGACGGGCGCGATTAAAGTTGGCGCGTGTCGGGTGTACTACCGAGTTGAGCTAACGCAGTAGCCTCGACTTCTTTAACGCGGCGCGACCACCCTTTACCAAAGGTGCCCCAAGTCGATAGGTCGCGCAAGAACTCCATGCGCTTTTCGCAGTAGTCGATGATGATGTCTCGGGGTTCCATCAGTTCGACTGCGGCGAGCGTGCGCAGGCCCACCACACCGTCAGGAACCGCGCCCACGCATTCCTGTAGCCAGCGCGAGGCGCGCGACACCCCGCTGTTTACAGAGGCGTCAAAGACAACGTAATCGACCCCGTTGGGCAGACCGGGAATCCAATACCTGTCGCGGTAAAACGGTGTGATTTCTTCGACAGTCAGACGCCGAATGTCATCGACGCTGACCTTGCGCCCGACATACGCTTCCCACGCCCGTTTAGTGACGCCCATGTTGGTAGCGCCGCCGGGGTCAAGCGGATGGTTTGAGAAGCCTCCTTCGTGCTTCAACACAAGCCGGAGGCAGTCTTCAAACTTCATCCCGGCAGGAACACACCGATAGCGCCAGCGATAGCCATGCCTGCGGCGATGATGGCTTCAGCAGCGGCGGGGGAGATAGTGACGCCCAGCGCGGTCAGCATGTACACAACGCCGCGCCAAGTCGAGGCTTCTTTCAGTCGGGCAAGAACGTACTCTTTCATTTGTCAACCTTGTTGTCGAGTTTGTCAAAAATCTTAGCTAGCATATCGCGGATTTCTCTTACATCGTTGCGATAGTCGTCCCTTGGGACGTACTGACTAGGCATCATCCGTACATCTTTGTCGAGTCGTTCAATGGCTCGGTAGATGTTGTTGAGGATCATCCCCGCCAAAAACCCAGCTACGGCGATGACCGAATTAAAGATCGTTTGGGCATCCATTATTGATTTAAGGCGTTTTGATTTTCGCCGCTGTACAGGTTAATGCCTCTTGGCACGGCTGATTTTACAGCGGTAGACACGCCGGGGGAAGGCGTCAGCATGGCGCGCCGACTTGCTTGCGCTTCCAATGCTGTAACCGCAGCGGCAGGGTCAACCAGCATGTAATGCGCCAGTTGCTCCGCCGCCCGAGCATTGACTCGTTGTTCAAGTCTTTGCCAAACAGTCCTTGCAAGTGTCGCTTTAAAGTCTAGAAACGTAGGAATCTGAGACGCCGACGCTCCGCCTTGTTGCGCCGATTCAGTAGCAAGTTTTCTAGCTGTAGGACTGCCCACGCCCATACCGGCCCGTGCTACATCTACCGCGTCTTGCATGCGCTTAATGTCTTTGGTAAGTGTCACCAAGTCGGTAAGCTGCTCCGGCGTTGCGCCTCTAGTGTCCACTTCGATTTTCGGGCCGATGTTCCTTGGCATGCCTTTTTCAGCGGCAGTTGCCTCAACGCGCCACTTCACCAAATCCATCATCGAGGCAAACCCGTCTTTGCCGCCGACTGCCTTCGTGATCGTCTTGGAGTTTGAAGTAAGGTACTTCATTGCTTCGTCAGGCGACATGGTGTTCACCCTAGAAACAATCTCATCTGCCAACGCGGATTTTCCTGCTGGGCTAAGTTTAGCCAGCGTGAATTCCATGTCAGGCGCAGAACTCACAAGTTTGTCAACAAGTTTTTTTGGATCACCCTCGGGAAAATTTATTGCCTTTGCCCGAGCAGCTAGATCGGCCATGCCTTCCGACAACTGCATGGCGCGCTGTTGCACCGCTTGCAGGGTTGATTGAATGTCTATGCCGTTGCGCTGAAAAGTGTCGAATACTACTTTGTTGTCTTGCAGGAATTGCGCGGCGGCTTTGGGGTCTATCGCTTTGGTTACTGGGTTGATAACCTTTTGGCGAAACAAGTCTGCAACACCGTTTTGCAACGATTGCACTGCTTGCGGGTTTTGCCCAAACGTCGTGACAAACTGCTGCGCGTTAGTTTCGTTCTTGAAGAACGCACCCACCACGTCATCGGGCAGAACTTTGCTTTGATTCTTGCTGGTGTCCCGCATAACGTCTGCGGTAACGCCAGTCTTGTATTTAGGCACAACTTCCGTACGGTATTTGTCAAGCGCCGCTGCGTAAGCCGTTTTTGCTTCGGGCGACAGTTTGCTGGCGGCGGCAACTTCATCCAGTAGCGGATGCAGTTGACCCAAAAACCTAAGTTTTTGCGCGGCGGTGGGGTCGGCTGACAAACTAGCCGCCGAAATGTCTTGGTTGATCGCTTTGCGAATGGCGTCCAGTTGCTCCAACGTAGCGCCAGCAACTTTAGCGGGCGCAGTTTGCCCCGGCAAAACCATATCTCTTGTTACTAGACCTCTTCCGACCATCTTTGGTGGCGGTGGCGGCGGGCGCAACTCAGCCAACGCCCTAACCGTAGCAGGCGCGTTAGCTGGCTTGATGTCCACTAACCGCTCGCCCAAGATTTCTTCGGCTTTTTGAACAAGTGGCGTAACGTCGATGCGGGTATCGCCCGCCAATTTAAACGCTTCATCGTACTTTGCGCGAATTGTTGGTTTGAGCGCGTCTCGTTCCGCCCGAGCCAAGTCAATCAGGCTTTGCCCTGCGACAGCTTGACCTTCCGGCAGTCTTGCGCCAAGTTGCGCGGATTGCCCAAGCATCCCCTCAGACTGCTGAATCAGGTTGCCGTACTCACGTTGAAGCGAACGGCTAAGTTCTGCCTGTACTTTTTCCAAGTCGCCCGGAGGCAGGTTAGTCGTCTGCCTTTGCGCAATAGCCTGATTGACGCGCGCCATCTGCGCTTCTAATGCGCTGACCCTTTGGCGAGCTACCTCTACAGCTTTTTCGTTAATTTTGGGGCTAGAGACAGTGCTCAGAGCTTCCAACGTGCCTAGTGTTGGATTTACTAACCCGCCCTCAATAGCTGTTTCAGACAAGGTTTTGTTGAACCCCGGCGTAGACGGTGTTTGCATTCCACGCTGTAAAGCAGGAACCAAACCTTCACCCCCCGCTTCCCGCAGCGCGTTTAACGCCACCGACTGAGGTGCAAAGATTGGTTTAAGGCTGTTGTACACAGCTTGCCCGCTACGCGCCGCTGCTTGTAAAGGGAACGGAAGCGCCGCGCCTAGACCAGCAGCAGTGGTTACATCGTCACCTGTCAACGCGGCGCTGCCTGCGCCAACTGTGCCGCCGCCCAGCGCCCGAAGCGCGACGTTGCCCACGCTAAGGGGGCCAAAGTTCATACCACCAGTGCGAAACGCGGCGCGCGCGGTGGGGGAAAGCCCCGGCAGCGCGGCGGCGGCAAATCCTACCGGCGCGGTTCCGACAATTTCGCCGCCGATTTTGCCCGCGCCAGTAAGCATCGGGTACTGCTCTTGGTAAGGCGCGGCAAAAGAAGCAATTCCTTGACGCGCGGCGGGGATAGCTTCAGCCGCAAAGCGGCCCATTGAGTCCGGTAACGCAGAAAACAAATTAGCTTTTTGCGCCAGTTCCGCTGCACCTAACCCGACGTTTGACAGCCCTGTCAGGAAGCCTACACCCGGCGCTGCAACCCCGGAAACTTCTTGCGCAACGGGAGCATTGAACCAAGTTTCTTTTTCCGGCGCTGTTTCTTTTGGCGGAATGTATTCCCTAACAACCGGAGCTTGCTTCCAAGTTTCTTCGCTCATGGCTTTCTTCTAACTATGTTATCCGGCCCCCGGAAGTATGCCCCCGAAGGCAAAGAGTTGAAGTCTGCTTGCCCTTTGATCGGGGTCGGGTTGTCTATCGACCCAGCTTTTGCAGGTGTAGCGTCAGGTGTTGCAGGAGTATCGTCAGGATTTTTAGCGTTCTTGTACTCGTATGTCTCATCAAACCCTTTGCGAATCCTCTTTGTTGACGCCTCAATTTCAGTTGCTCTTTGCAACAATTTTTGTTTAAGAGCGTCTTTATCTAATAGCCTGTCCATCCCCGTAGTGTCTCTATACATGTCTCGGTCAGTATTAGTCGCTTGCCCAAGGGGACTAGCACCGGTCGGACTTGCAAGTCTTGCATTTTCAATGACTGAAAGAGTGTCAGTTCCTTGAATTTGCTTAAACAACGATTCTGCCCTAACACTTTCTTTGCGCCCTGACGGCAACCTACCGTAAATTGGCCCTGTTATGCCGTCTAGACCGGGGTGTTCTGCCAATTCCCTGAGGTTTTTTACATACTGCGCATTTTTAACTTCAAGTGCTTCTACTGCCATTTTAGCGTTAGGGTACGCTTTATTTCTTGCGGCTATGTCTTTAGCGTCTAAGGTTTCTACCAGTGTGGGTTTTTCAGTTCCGGGAATTGGCGCGGTTTCAACTTTTAGCCCCCCTCCGGGGTCGGTAGTAATTCGGTACGCTTGCGTAGGTGAGCCCGGAGCGCCTTGCGTAATACCCGTTTGCGGCCCTTGCGGTCTTGCTTCAGTGATCGGGGGCGTTTTAACTCCATAGTCGTACGCAGACTGAACCGCCCCGCCCGGAACTGTTGCAATTCCTCGTTGGGACGTGTAAAAATCTTTGAAACCCATACCAACTTGATTTCTATAATTGGCAAATTCTTTGGGGTCGTCAGGAACGCTAAGTTGTAATTGTTCTAACGGCAGTTGAGCAAGTTGATTCTTTTTTAAGCGTTCATCCTTGCTGACCCCCGCCATCCATTGACGCATTTGCTGCGGGGTGGTGACGTAAGGAAGGATTGCTTCATGCGCTTTTAACGCTGAAATTTCGTTTTCTTGTTCAAGTTTTGAAATTTCGACGCCGGTTTTTTTAGCGTCCGCAGCATTTTTTGCGGCTGTAGATCGTTTTGAGAGGATGTCAAGTGTTCTCTCAGGGTTGATAGCCATTAACTTAGCTTGAAGGTCAGGGCTTTCAAAGTCTACTGGGCCGGTGCCAAAAGCGTTTTTCCACTCTTTTCCGCGAGCAAGTTCAGCTTCAAGACCTTGGGCGCGAAGCATGTTGACTTGCGACTCATCTTGCATCGCCCGCAACTGCATGGCCTTAGCCATAGCATTGACCGGGTTTTCAAGCTGAAGCGGCTGCGCTTTAAAAAGAATGCTTGGATCAATCGGCATGATGATTAACCAATGTTGAAGGTAGAACCGGGGTCAAAATACTGTGTTGGGGCGGGGTTGTACATGCCG